GATCAGCAAAATGCCCTTGTCTTTTAACAGCTTGACGCGCTCTTTTTTGCCGATCATCTTTTCCACCGTGTCTGTAATATCCCATTGCATATAGTAGGGGTTTGCCATGCCCACGGCATTCGACATGCACAATAGCGTGATGGGCTTTTGTCCTTGCAATTCGCGGTTTCGGTTGACCGTCTCGTATATGTTCGCCAGGCCCACGCCCTCACCGCGCCGGTAATAGTCGGATTCCTCTTTTTGGTACTCGTCCAAGATTATAATGTCGGTGTTAGGGCTCGAAAAACCACGGGTGCGGGCCATCGTGACAACATTGCCCAGTACACCCGACATTTGCGCCGGTCGAATAGGGACCCCGGTGTCAGTATAGGCCCCGGCATTGCCCACCTCGTACATGCCCGCAATTTTTGACATTTTGAACGGCGCATAGTGTGTATGCAGGTCATTGTTCAGCGGGGACCATGGCCACATCAAGGGGGACGAACAAATCAACTCCGCCTGCTGCGGCGTGCGACGCAAATACAAAAACTCTTCATCTTTTTCGTGCACATGCTTGAGGGCTCCGTATGTTTTGCCGGTGCCGCGTCCGCCCCAGATAAAAATGATAGGGGCACCGGTGGATAGAATGCCGTCATCCTCTGAAAAGTTGGGCCAGCCCTCGTCTGTATAAAGCTTAATCATCATACTACCTCCATGATCTTATACCCCAGTATCTTGGCGTATTCGTCGGTGATGCCAAGAGTGTAAGTATTATCGCAAATACATAGGTTTCTCGTTATGTGGACCGTGTGCCCGTCAACCACAAAGTCTGGCACCTTTGGGCGATCATTATATATAACCTGGTTACCGGCT